CTCACCATCGCGGCGGAAATGTTCGACGTTGCCCAGGCCATCGATCAGCCTTCCTGTTGAGCGGACGCGGCGGCGGGAAAAACGGCACAGTCCTGGCCATCGTCACGGGTAGTTACAACTGACATCACGGGACGCCCGTCCTGGTCGGTGCGCAGCCCCAGCTCGCCGGCCGCGTAGTCTTCCCGGTCCCGCGCCTCGACCTTGCACCGGGTTCCCGCTTCCACGTAGGGGGCGAGGATTCCCCGCAGCCCCGGGCACTCGTGGAACGGCAACTGCGCCCCCGTGCCAGCGGTGACATGCGTGGCAGGGCAGTTCGGGCATTCCCACCGCGTCTGCGCCCGGAGGAGGGGAATCAACCGTTCATCCTTTCCCCGGCTTGTCGCCGAGGTACAGGTGGTACCGCTTGGTGATCGTTTCTTTCGCCGGCGGGTCCGGGTGGTGCCGGTGGCACACCACGAACGGGGTGCCGTCCACCGGGAGGTGCCCGACGCGCCAGCACCCGGGCTGGTGGCAGTTGTGCTTCCTGGCGGTCACGTACGCGTTCAGGCCCAGGCTGCCGCCGACGACCAGCACCCCGAACAGCCCCGAGTAGAACAGGTAGAACGCGCTGTTGCCGGAGTCGGTGCCGAGCCAGTGATGCCACACTCAGCCGTTTGCCGTCCGCTGGGTTTTCCGGGACTTCGGCGGGACGCGTTCTTCCACGCCGGTGTCCTTCACCGCGACCGGGACCGCGCTGCCCTGCGCGCACAGCCCGGCGCCTTCCTCGTCGGGGACGTCGAAGTCCTCGCCGACGCGCGGCCACGGCCGGCCGTCGTACCGGCCGCCGGACCGGTGCTCGGTCATGCGGATCTTCATCTCACCATCAGCCCCTCGTAGGCGTCCGCCCACAGCTTCCAGCCCTGCTCGATCGTCCAGGCCCGCGCCTGCTCTTTCGCCTTCGCGCCCATTGACCGGCGCAGCCCCTCGTCGCCGGCGAGTTCTTCGAGGTATTTCAGCCATTCGTGGTCCTGCCGGACCAGGAACCCGGTCACCCCGTGCAACACGAACCGGTTGTACGGTTCGGCGTCGGAGGCGATCACCGGGATGCCCCGCGCCGCGTACTCCAGCGCTTTGATGTGGGACTTGGACCGGTTGAACACGTTCAGCTGCAACGGTGCCAGGCCGATGTCCCAGTCGATCGCCGTGTAAAACGCTTCCGGGGCGTCGGTGACGTGCACCCACGGCACGTACCCGCACCGCTCGTGCCGGACGGCGTTCCGGTAGTCGGCGCCGATCATCACCGCGTCCCACCCGGGGTGCCGGTTCAGGAACTCCCGCACCGGGCGGCCGATCAGGCGGATGTCGGTGCCGTGGGACGCGCCGCCGTGCCATCCGACCGCGGGCCGTTCCCCCGCCGGGGCGGGGAGGTCCAAAACCCACCCGGGGATGTGGTTGGGCAGGACGGCCACGTTCGCCGCGTACTCCCGCATCACCTCCGCCAGCGGTTCCGTGCTGACGGTTACCAGGTCGGCGGTTTGCGCGGCGTGGACGACCGCGTCGCGGACCTCGGGGCGGGAGAACTGCTGCCATGACGCGAAGTTCACCGGCTCGATGCTGAACATGTCGTCATCGAGCTCGTACACCAGTTTCGACCGCAGCGCCTGCCGCCGCCACACCCCCAGCCCGGCGTGGTTGTCCCACTTTTGCGCGACGATCACGTCGTGGCCGGCCATCGCCTGCCTGGTGGCGCCCTTGCCGCCGTCCCGTTTGCTCGAGGAGACGGCGGTTGTCTCGTACCCGTGTTTCGCCAGTTCGGCGAACGGGAGGATCACCCGGTACCAGGCGCACCCGGAGCCGCCGTCGTGGCCGCCGAAGATCCGCATCAGATGTCCGCCGACGAGTGGTGCCAGTGGACGGTGATCTCGGGCACGAACTCCCACCGGGCCCCGGCAGCGACCCACCGGGCGATCAGGTCCCAGTCGGCGTCGCCGCCCCACCGCCAGTTCGCCGTGCGCAGCAGTTCCGCCTTGTGCACCAGGGCGTTGCCGTCGATGCGCCCGTGCGCGGGGGTGCCGTCGCCGATCACGTCCCACGGCTTCCCGTCCAGGTGCCGGCGCATCTGCGTATACGCGAAGTCCGCGCCGCCGGCGAGGGCTTTCGCGCAGGTGCCCAGGTGGTCCGGGAGGTATTCGACGTCGGAGTCGAGGTAGGCGATGTGCTCACCCGCGGCCAGGTACGTGCCGGCCAGCGCGGCGGACACCGCCCGGGAACCCCGCGCGCCGCGGGCACCCGGGGAACCGGGAGGCTGCCCTGCGGTGTCACCGCCGAGGAAGGAGTGCCAGTTCCGCCCCAGCTCGGCGAACACCCGCAGCCCCGCGGGCCCGTAACCCAGGTTCCGCAGCCGGCCGCGCAGCTGCGGGTCCGGGCCGTCCGCGACGATGACATGCTGCCAGTCCACGTGCACCTGGCCGTCGAGGGACGCGATGGCCCGGCGCAGGTCCGGCCACTGCCGGTACGTGGGGGTGATAACGGAGATCACGGGGCCAGCTTGTCGCAGCGCATCACGTCGATCACGTGCCCGTTCCTGGCGATGGTGCCAGTGACCTGGTACCCGATGCGGCGGCAGATCTTCTGCTGCCCCGCGTTGTCCTGCCGCACCTCCGCGTGCATGGGCACCCCGCGGGCGTGGGCACGGCGGACGTTCTCAATGGTGACCGCCTCCCCGAAACCCTCACCGCGCCGGTCCGCCTTCACCCCGGTGGACGACCAGGCGCGGCCCTCCTCGTCCCAGATGAGCAGCCCGTACGCGACCGGCTCGTCGTCGAACATGAGGAAGCCCTCCACCTTCCCGGTGGCGATCTTCTGCTCGTAGAACGCCCGCTGCTGCCCCGGGGTGATCTGCGCGGTGTCCCGGGTCATCCACTCGGCGCACTCGTTCCGCAAAACCCGCAGCACTTCGGCGGCTTCCAGGCCGTCGATGACACCGAACGTGATCATCGCTTCTCCGCGAACTCGGTCACCGCGCCCGCGACCGCGCGCCGGTCGGCCTCGGTGAGGGCCCAGTGGACGGGGATGCAGCATTCCCGCTCGAAGAACTCGTCCACGCCGGGCAGCGGCCCGGCGGCGTACTCCCGGAAACAGGTGAGGCGGTTGAGCCGCCCGTGCACCCGCGACACCTGAATGCCCGCGGCGCGCATGAAGGCCTGGAACGCGGCCCGCTGGCCCCCGTCGCGCCACAGCAGCGTGTACAGCCACCACGCGCCCTCCGAGTACCGCCGCGCCGGCGCGGCCTGCACAAGGCCGCACAGCGCGTCGTCGTAGAACGCGGCGTTGCCCCGGTGCGCGGCCAGGATGCCCGGCAGGTGGCGCAGCTGGGCGAGGCCGATCGTCGCGGCGACGTCGTTCATGTGGAACTTGTAACCCCAGTCGCCGATGTCGGCGGCGACGCGGGCGTCGGCCTGCTCGGCGTCCCGGTCGATGCCGTACCAGCGCAGCAGTTTCCCCCGCCGGTAGTTTCCCGCGTCCCGGGTGGTGAGGATGCCGCCGTCGATGGTGGTGATGTGCTTGATCGCCTGCAGGGAGAAGCAGGTGAAGTCCGCCGCCGGTGACCCGACGGGTTCACCGGCCCACTGGGCGCCGAGGGCGTGCGCGGCATCGACGATCACCGGGATGCCGTGCCGGGCACCCAGGTCCATGAGGGCGGTCATGTCGCACGGCTGCCCGCCCCAGTGCACCGCTAGCACCGCCCGCGTGTCCGCCCGGAGTTTCCGTTCCGCGTCCAGCGGGTCAATGTTCCCCGTCGCGGGGTCGATGTCCGCCCACACCGGCCGCGCGCCCTCCGCGAGGACCGGCAGCACGGTGGCCGCGCAGGTCATCGGCGTGGTGACCACGCTGCCGCCGCGGGCACCGGCGAGGCGCAGCGCCAGTTGCAGCGCCGACGTGCCCGAGTTCACGGCGAGGACGTTCCGGTTCCCTGCCACCGGCGCCAGGGCCGCCTCGAACTCTTCGACCTTCGGGCCCTGCCCCACCTGCCCGCTGTACAGGACATCCCGCAGCGCGGGCAGGAGTTCCTCCTCCGGGGGCATGTGCACCCGGAACAGGGGGATCAGGTTTGCTGCCAAGGGCCGCCGCCGGGGTCGCCGTAGTCCGTGCGGAACAGGGCTTCCGACCCGCCGGGGACGTCGTCGGCGACTTTCGCCCAGCCGCCGGCATCGCCGGACCCGTCGGAGGTGTCATACGGCTGCCAGTCACGCCCCGGGGGGCTGACGATCGGGTCCGGTGCGTCAGGCACTGGGGGTCCCCTTCCACGACACCGGCGACGGCGAATACGAGGTGTCGATGCGCCGCGGCGGGGAGCCGACCGCCACATCCTCCATCGGCCCCACCGCCGGGTCCGCCGCCTCTTTCGCGGTGGGCATCGGGTCCACCGGCACCGACCCCGGCGCCGACATCGCGTTCTCGTTCGAGCTGGTGGTGTTCCCGCCGGACATCGACGACACCCACAACGACGTCTTCGCCAGGGGCAGCCCGGACAGGTCCTGCATTACGGCTGCACCGCCCGGCCGCCGCGCAGCACCCGGCCGCCCCCGGCGCCGGTGCCGTCGGGCATGTTCCCCGCGATACCGGGCAGCTGCGGGCCGCCGCCGTACGACCCGTCGATCGCCTGCGTCCAGTCGTTATGACCGGAAATGTTGTCCTGCACGGTGTCGGTCTTGTTCGTCCCCGAGATCGCCGACCCCGGCCGCGTGTACGTGATCGTGTCAGCGCCGCCCGGCAGGTTCTGCGCGCCCATGCTGCCGGGGGAGCCGGTGTCCGCGGTCTGCGCCGGGGTCAGCCCGGAGATCCCCTCGTAGTTCTGCCCGTCCTCCAGCGTCGGGTCGGGCTGGTTCGCCGCGCCGGGGCCGCCGGGGGCACCGGTGCCCTGCGGGAGCGCGACGCCGAACAGGGAATCCGCGTAGTTCCCCGGTTCCAGCGTCGGGTCCAGGCCGGCGATCTTCACGCCGGTCGCGGCCTGCGGCGGCGACTGGCTCTCGTCGCTACCGCCACCATCGGGCGTCTGATGCGGAGGCAGGTTCGCCATCGGGTTATCCCTTCCACTGGAACAGGGTTAGCTTGCCTGGCGCGCGCCCCGCGCACCCATGAACCCGGGGCGCGCGCCAGCGTTGGGGGTCAGCCGCCCTTGAACGCCTTGACCGCCGTGGTATCGACGAGGGTTCCGTCGCCGCGGAGCAGGCAGCGGAAGCTGATCAGGTCCGTGTCGAACTTGAAGTCGTCGGACCGCTCGAACCGTATCCCGCCCACCAATCGGACGAAGAACTGGGCGAAGTCGCCGAAGAACAGGGAGAAGTTCCCGGTGGCGACCGACTGGACGTACGGGTCGGCCACCAAGGGCTTTCCCAGGAGCAGGTCCGGCGACCCGAGGACCGTGGACGGTTCCCACACCGGCCGCCCGACCGTGTCGGTGAGCTTCCGCAAAACAGCCACTGTTTTGTCCGCGCACATCCAATAGCACGACCTGGACTGGCGGTACGGGGCGATCACCGAGTACTCCATGTCCACCAGGTTCGCGTACGTGGGGCCGCCGGTGACCCAGTTGACCCCGGTCGGGCCGGTGGCGGTCGTCGGGCCCGTCACGCCCGGGCTGGCGGAGGTGGCGAACGTCAGCCCGGAGGGGACGGTGCTGCCCGCGCCGAGGATCAGGTCCGACCCGAACGCGTTCCCCACCGCGCGGCCGGCCTGCATCGCCAGGTAACCCAGCAGGTCCACGGAGTTGTCGTCGATCAGCTCGCGTGCCACGTAGATGGTGCGGCCGTACTTGTACGCCGACAGGGTCGTCTGCGCGAACGTCGGGTCACCCGAGGTGATCTGCGCGCCCTGGCCAAATACCGCACCGGACACGTGCGCGGTCGCCTTCGGGATCTGCAGCGTCTCGCCGCCGCTGGTGTTCAGCACTGTCGGCCCGGCCTGCATGATGCCCGACACTTCGATCAGGTAGGCGATCAGGCGGTCGTAGAAGTCCGTCGGGACCACGCCGGTGCCGGTGCCGGAGTTCGACAGCAGGGTACGGACTTCTTCCATGCCGAACGTGCCGCCCTGGTGCTTCACCTCCAGCGACCGGGCTGCGCCCTGCGCGCCGCGGATCAGCGCGCGGATCTCCGCGTTGATGTCCCGCCCGTCGGAATCCGCCGGGTGGGAGTACCCGTCGGTGCCGCGGCGGTACTCGGCGGGGCGGCGGCCGATCGCGTCG